GCGTCCCGTACATCTGGACGGATACCTTGAAAGACGAGAGACGCAGCTTCAAGAAAGTTGATAATCTCGAAACCCGAGTGTTCTCATCGGGTCCCATGGATTACCTTGTGTTATTCAGAATGTATTTCCTTGGGTTCATGGCTAATGTTATGGAGAACAGAATTGATAATGAACAGTCAATTGGCACAAATCCTTTCTCTCGAGATTGGATGCGTACTGCCAAGAAACTGAAGAAATTTGGTAAAGCAGTTTTCGCTGGTGATTTCTCTAAGTTCGATGGAACATTGAATTCTTGCATCATGCACGCCTTCGTTGATATAATCAACGAATGGTATGATGATGGCCCGGAGAACGCGCTCTTGCGCCATACTCTATTTCTGGACATTTTCAATTCTATCCATTTGTGTGGTGACCAGTTTTATGGTTGCACACACTCCCAACCTAGTGGTAATCCGATTACCACGATCTTGAACTCATTCTACAACTCAGTATCAATGCGTATTGCCTTTTATAGGTGTATGCGTGCTGCTGGTTTGTCAGGATTTGAGTTCAAGGATTACGTCTCGATGGTATCATACGGTGACGACAACGTGATTAATTTCGCCATGTCTATTGCAGACTGGTTTAATCAAAACACTGTGTCGAAAGCTTATGCTACTTTCGGGATGATTTACACTGACGAAAATAAGTCTGGCAATATGCAAGATTATAAGACGCTCAGTGAAGTTGGATATCTCAAACGAGCCTTTCGTGAGGATGGAGCCATTTGGTTCGCTCCCCTCGATTTGGGCACGTGTCTTGAGATGTGCAACTGGATTCGTGATTGTCCAAATCACGACGCCGCAACCTGCGATAATATTGAAGCTGCGTGCAGAGAACTCTCTGTCCACAGCGAATCTGTGTTTGATGAATGGGTCCCTAAGTTAACCAAAGCGTTTTACTCAAAGACCGGCATCTACCCAGACGTCAAGTCCTACTCCACCTACCTGGAGGACAGACTTGCCGAATATTAGACCAACAATTCATGTGTTGAAGTAGACCACTTCAACCTCGTTTCTACTACACTGTAGCCATTGTTGGTTTGCAGTAATTTCTTTTCCCACTGGGTTTTTTAGAAACTTAGTAGTAGAAAACATAGCTCTAGAACTGGCGTGCGACACCGACCAGTTTGTTATATGCATCAGTGCGCTTGAGAATCAAGCACACCACATATATCGCACTGGTCAAAGTCCCGCGCAACTCATGAAATAGAGCGGTAGGTATGTCCTAGAAATAGAGTAAACGGATGGTTCATAGCCGGCTGATAAGATCACCACACTAGTCCCAAGATTCGTTCTCTATATATTCCAAAAAAAA